TACGTTCCTTTTACTCAGTATTGGTACGATCCTTCGGTTTTTTCAGTTCCCGGCTTTGTTAAAGTTGAGGAGTGTTACGACGAAGAATTCGATTCTGATTTCGACTTAGGATCGTTAGTTGGTGATTTAAGGGTGGAGAATTGTCCATTCTCTAAGTCTAAAGAGTTCTTGGCTTCTTGTAAAGGAGTGGCCAAAGGTTTATCCTTCACGCCATCTACAGTTGGAAACACCAATTCCAGCTGGGAAGGCTATAAGGAATACAATCAGACGTACGAAGTTCCACAGATTTTCTTATCTCGAGGAGAGTTGTTTTTTATGACTTTCTCTCATATATTTGGTTTATCAGTTTTAGTTTTTACCTTTTTGATTTTTCTCTATTTCTTTACGCGTTTGTTCAAATTTGCATACAATAAGAGGTCCTTATACAAAAGAGGAGTCACTTATGAGTCCAGGTTGATAGCTCACCGCCGGCGTAAGTCGGAGTTTGTGGTCCTTGGATTTTTATTTGTTTTACTGTTTATTCTAGCAGGCATAACTAGCATCACAATGGTTTTGCTCATCGAGTCCGGTGGGTTTGCCAGCGTTTGTATAGCTGTGGGAGGTTTCGTCTCGGCGTCAATCGTCATTACGATGATTGCTATTGAGATTAGATCTCGGAATAGGAAGTTTTGGTTAGATCGAGTTAGTCGTAAGACTGCTATGAGAGATCCCATTAAGTCCAAATTGCCCACCATCCACAACTTTATAAACGTTAGAACACCCCAGGCTAAGGAAGCACTTTTCGCTTATTCCGTTAGGAAAATGGCGAAAGTTCTTGCTAAAACCGATAGAGGTGGAGTTTCTTGTGACGATATGTTATCCGCCCTTGGTAAGGCTCAACAAGCCTTCGAAGAGCTACATTTACGGTTCTCCCAGGGGAATTTCCCAAAGCAGGATGTTTATCATGCTAAGGTTAATTCCGATGATATCAAGGCTTTTCTGGCTTCATGGAGCATAGCTCTGAAGTCAGAAATAGACTTTTCTCAGAAGGTCCCTAATCCACAGGATATCTTCTTCCCGAGTGATTGGGAAGATGATAAAACCTTGAGGAAATCCGTCGAGAAAGATTGGGACTACTGGTTTACACATTATCAGTGTTCTGAGCTACCAAAGCTCGAATCCGTTAAAACAGGCGACATCGCTGAGGAACTTTTGGATCACATTAGTTTCTTAATGGCGGTCGTCAGTTTGCATTTTTGGGTTCTTATCCCAGACGACGGTAAGCCTTTAGGAACCGGCGAGAAGTATTACTCATCCCCACATGGACAAAGCCAGAGTTACGGGAGTTTTGAAATCTCTTACGAGGGAAAGAAAGGCCCCAACGTTAACAAAAAGGGCGGCCGAGCTAAGCTCGCTGCCATGAGGGCTACCCGTAAAAGGAATGGAAGAGCGTCCATACTCAATGAGTTTGGAAACTCGTTTTTCCAATCCGCTGAGGCTAAGTTCGAAGAGGACCCCGTTGAGTCACTGGACAGAGCTAGGGCTGATCTTGAGGAAGCCCAAAGCTATTACGCGGAAGACTCCAGTGCTGCAAACTGGAGCCACCTAAAAAGTTGCCAGGACTGGTACCGTGCTGCCCAGCAGTATAACGGTGAGGATTATGATGATGATTGTAATTGGCACTATGGCCAATCTCGCAATTTGAATCAGGACACGGTTGGTCTAGAAAGGACATGCATGGGAAATTCGAGATTCGAAAGCCTATCTTATTGTTCTGAAGGGCCTGCGAACGTTGGCGGCAAAGGAGACGATATCCAAATGGTTATCCCCGATGCTGCCAACGGAGCTTACATTTTCTACGACACTTATACGAAGAGGTGCTACGCCTACACGGATAAAGATGAGTACATAAAGTGCTTAACCAAACTTCGTGCGGACATGAGATCGCTTCAGTTGAAGAAATCCCGTGAGCTTCTTGAGAAGATTGCGGAGAGTAGTTCGAAGATGAAAGGTTACGAGGCTATAGTCTTGGAGCCCAAGAGGAAAACTGAGGTTAGTACCTCATCTTCAACACACGTCGAGCCTCACAGTTTCCATTTAGGAGGCACCAATCCCGAAGTCTTAATTTCCGAGACTCCCCAAGTCGAAGACCGAGTTATCCCAGTTGAGGAACTGGCGACAGTCGTTCTATTACCCGCTGGAAAACAGGTAGTAGTACCGAGTGCCGATAATGAGCCGGTCGTCATTCAAGTATCCCATCCCTCTCCTCTACCATCCTCTTCAGGAACCACCACGTGGCAACCGCCGAAGGAAAGACCAACTAAGGTCCAGCGTAGAAACCGAAAGGATAAAAGATCAAACCTAAAGCAGAATCAACCCATTGCGTCACATGAAGCAATGGTCAGAAGCAAACCTAATTTTAATGGGTCTTCTTCTGTTCTAAGGTTTGAAAATTCATCTCTAGGTGAGGGAGATTGTCTTGAAGGCAACATCGTCCCGACTATGTCGAATGACGATGTAACCGTCGCGACATGGAGCTATCATCCGAATCATTTACTTCCCAAACTTGGGAGGAGAATGGTTCTATACCGGGGAAAAGGACAGCTCCAGCAGAGATGTTCTTTCACTGGCGATGAATGGAGTTTTGAGAAGAATTTTCAGAAGAAGCTTGACAAAGATCAAGCCTTCTGCATAGTCTTTAAGAATAGGACTGTCGACACCGATTATGGTGGTTTATCGATTAAAGTTTTTAGAGATGAAGGTATGGCAGGTAGCCGTTACACCGGAACTTCCCCTGTAGAGGAAGGTTCCGCGTACGAAGTAATGGTCCGATTCGTGGATTCAGAAGGCACTTTGTGCACTGCACATGGTAAAGGAAAGATCCACGATAACGAACTGTACCACGATGCTCCAGTACACGAAAGTGGAGGATCTAGTGGTTGTGGCCTATCAGGATGTGAGGTCTCAGTGAGACCTATAGGTTCTGTAGGAAAGTATGAGTTTTTCGGCCCCCATAGGGGCACCGGTGAATGGGAACGTCAAAAATGGAACGTCGCGCAACGCGCGGTAGGGAGCATTCCTGCTCTCGTTCTGGGTTTTTAGACACCCGTGAACTGTTTGCGTCAGGTGGTTACTTATCAATGGTTATGGGAGCTTTAGGCTACCGTAAACAAGGTTACCACCGCAGTTCAACTCAATCGGGTACCGACGACTGTATTCGGATCCTCACGAGGAAACCGAGGATGGATGTTAAGGTGCTACCTTTACGAGACGGAGTAGATAATACAGGTATGACCCATATTATGGCCCAAGGAACTACAGAGCAGGCTCGAGTCGAGGCATCTCGATTTCGAGCCACAAAAACATTTACGTCCCAGGATTACTCAGACCAATACGGTTTGGATTTAAAGGAAGAGATCGCTGATACCCTTGGCCATTTTCGGCCTATGAGTCCAGTTGGTCTGGTTCCTTGGGATGACGTGCTTAAGGCTAAGAAGGGGGGCAAATCCCCAGGGGAGCCTTGGCTCCACCGATCTTCAACATACGACGAGGTGCTTGAGTACCTTGCTACGGATGATAAGACTGGTTTAGAAGTTCTCAAAGAGATATTGATTGCCACTGAGTATTTCATTCTCTCTTCTGAGATTACCTACAAGTCTTTCACATTTTACGTGCAGTCTAAGCTGGATGGTTACAATTTTAAAAAGGTTGCGACCATGCGCTACAGGACAGTTCAATGTGCTGACATGGTTACGTTCTTTATTACTAAGAGGTACCTAGGAGGCACCATGGCTTTGTTTTACGAACACAGCAATTGGATGCACGTTATGTGGAATCCGGAGTACCTTCGTCGCACCATGCAGAGTTACTCTAAAAAGTATTCTGCCGGTTGGGATGTAACTGCCATGGACGGTAACGTTTGTGCTAGCGACATTTCTGACACGGTAGACGCTTTAGAGCACGCTTCTTGTAAGAAACTACCGAACGAGATATCTCGATTTTTGAAAGATTACAACGCTTTTGCCCCTTTGGTTTTTGCCGATGGCACTATGCTAACTCGCGGTGGAGGAAACCCCTCCGGAACGTATCTTACTACGATGATTAACTGCTTTACCCATTATAAGTGGATGAGAGTAGTTGATATAGAAGTGTTTTCTCCGGAGAACGAACTTACGTTCCAGATCTGTGGCGATGATAATTTGCATAGCGTGGTACCAGGCACCCATCTTCCCGATGGGACCCCAATTGAGAACTTTAAAGTTGTTTCTGAGAGGGTTCAGGAGGTCCTTTTGTCTTTCTTCGGCATCTCAATAGAGTACGAAGAGAGTTACTTCAATGGAACTCAGCACTGGAACCTACCTGGTTCGTGCGCTTGCTTCTTAGACTATTTTTATAGGGAGGTTGGTGGAGTCGGATTTGTCTTACCAAGGGCACCGTACCGCCGATGTCGCGGTCTTTTCAGCACTACTGAAGCCGACTGCGACGACGCCACCAAGACCCCCGAGGTTCTCATGGGCATCAAGGTTTCTTGTGCCCCGTATTACGCTATGAGGTATCTCATACCGATAGGCGAGGAACTCCCCCGTCCTTTAATAGCATTGGAAGCTCTCATAAGTGATATGAAGGTCGAGAACCCCAACCATCATAGTTGGGCTAGCGACTTCACCGATCTTGAGGCTCTGGAGACGATTTGTCTTAACTCCAGAGGATAGCTTATGCTACCTGGGAATTAACTTTCTTTTCTCTTTTTAATTGTTTTTAGTTCAAAATTCTTTTTCACAAAAATGTCACAAAAGGAGGTAACACACGCCCACATAAAGAAGCGGTTGGAGGGCAAGGAACGCCCCCCCCAATTCAAATCCCACGAGGCGTGGGTTCAAAAAGTGTTCGCGGACACTACGAGAGCCCGCAACTCAAGGAAGAAGAAGAAGGGTGGGGGACAGAAATCAGGTGCAGATGTGGGTCTGTCTT